GACGTAGTACAATCACAAAAAAATGATCTTAGAGATGACATAAAAACAGTTAAACAAGATACTAGATTACAAGATAGAATAATTAAAGATGTAGAAACTATGGTAAAAGATATGGATAGGCAATTACATCAAGACTTGAAACTATTAGAAGAAAAATTAGAATCAGATATTAGAAAAGCATTAAATAACCCATTATCAGGAGTAAAATAAATGGCAACACAAACAGAAACAGAAAAACAATTAAGAGAAGCAAAAAAAGAAGTTCGAGAGTTAAGAACACACAATCAATTTTTACTAGATAGATTGGAAGTTGCTCATGTTAGAACTTCAGAATGGCGAAAAAAGTTTAATGAAAAGACTATTGATGATTGCGTACTACAACAAAAAAATGAAGCAGAATACCAAGAAAAATTAAAGAAAGATAAAGAGTTAATAGAAACATTTGACAAACAATCACAAGTAAAGTTAAACAGTAATTTAAATGGCAACACAGGCTGAAAAAATAAACAAACTTGATAAAGAGGTATCTCTAATACAAAAAGATATTGAGATTATCAAATCAAACCATTTATTTCATATAGAAAAATCTATAGCACATATCAATAAAGTTCTTTGGACGGTTGGTATTCTTGTATTCTCAAATTTAATTATATTACTTAGAGATCTAATTCTTTGAATATTTCCTCTATATTCCTTTTGGGATATATGTGCATAGCAGGGGAATGTATTTCCATTAACGAAAAACACAAATCTGTAGAAGATTGCAAATTGAATGGAAGTTATCTAAAGTTTATGTTAGATGAACAGAATATTCGCAAATACTTTTTTGCTTGTGTAGACGCAACAGAATATGAGCAGTCCTAAAAAAATATTAGTCATTGGTGACACACACTTTCCCTATTCCCACCCAGATTGCATAGACTTTCTTTCTAAATTAAATAAATATTATAAACCAGATACTGTCGTGCATATCGGTGATGAAGCTGATTATCACTCTCAAAATTTTCATGGTGTAGATCCTGATCTACCTAGTGCCTTTGATGAATTAGAAGTCACCAAATCTTGGATTAAAAGATTAGAAAAAATATTTCCTAAAATGACTTTATTAGAAAGCAATCATGGTAGCTTAGTATTACGCAGAGCAATAGCTAGTAAGATGTCAAGACAGTTTATAAAACCCTACAATGATATTTTAGATGTTAACAAAAATTGGATATGGAAAGATAAACACATTGTAAAGACAGATAAAAATACTGTTTGTTTTGCACATCAGTTTTCTAAAGATATTGCTAAAGCAGTTAAAGAAACAAGTATGTGTTGCGTTCAAGGACACTTCCATACAGTAAGTGAGGTTAAGTTTGTAGCTAATGATTATTCTTTAAATTGGGGTATTTCTACAGGGTGCTTAGTCAATAAAGATAGTTTAAGTATGGCATATATGAAAGTAAATGTAGCTAAGCCCATTTTAAGTTGTGCTTTAATTACAGATGGTATTCCTGCAATTACTCCTATGGTCTTGAAGAATAATGGATCATGGGATAAAAACATTTATATATGAGAATAATTAAAGTGGGAAACCAAATTAGATTAACAATGACAAATGAAGAATTAACTGAAGTGACGCAACGCAATAGTATAGATATGCATATTGGTCACTTAAATGTTTTGCAACAAGACCTTAGTAAAGTTTTAACAGAACTATTACCTAAGATTAAGAAAGTGAGAAAAAAGTGAACATAGAAAAATTAAAAGCACAAGTCATACATAGTGAAGGTATCCGTACCACTGCTTACAAAGATACTTTAAATAATTGGACTATAGGCGTAGGTCATTTAATTAAAATACCTGATGAGGAATATTTACTAGATAAAGAATTAACAGATTTAGAAGTAGACCAAATATTTACCACTGACCTTAACCAAGCTATTGATGACGCTAGAAAATTTATTGACATAGATAATTTAAGTGAAGATGCATTTTTTGTTGTAGTGGATATGGCATTTAATTTAGGATTACCAAAACTAATGCGATTCCAAAATTTTCAACAAGCTCTGAAAGAAAAAGATTATAAAAAGGCTAGTCGTGAAATGTTAGACAGTTTGTGGGCTAGGCAACTACCGAACAGATCAAAAAGATTAGCTAAACAAATGAGGGAATCAAATGTTAAGTAAAATATTAAGTGGTGGTTTGGTTGGTCAAGTTGGAAAGATTATAGATGACTTGCATGTATCGGAAGAAGAAAAAGGACAAATTAAAATACGCATAAAAGAATTAGAAAATGAAATTAACTCTAAACAAATAGATGTAAATATTGCTGATGCTAAATCTACTGCCACTGATATTTCTGGTATCTTGCAAAGATCATGGAGACCATTAATTGGAATTTCTTGTGCTTTTGCAATCTTTTGGGAATATGTCGCAAAACAATTCACATTATTTTTTCTTGCATTGTTTTCTGTAGAAACTGCACCCTTGCCAAGTTTAGATTTAGATGCTTTGATGCCACTCGTTCTAGCACTCCTTGGCATGGCAGGATTAAGAACATACGAGAAGAAAGCTAAAATTACAAAGTAGAAAGGATACAAGATGAAAGATTGGATAATGAATAAAGTCTATTGGGTACTAGATAAATTAGATCCATATTGGACTTGGAATAATTTATGGAAACTAATTGCAATAATTATTGTGGTTTGGTTTGTTCATGGATTAATGCACTAATGATAACAACTACCACATCACTATCAGTTTTAATTAAACCAAAAATAATTGGTAGTAAGGGTAGAACATTTAAAAAATTATCATTTGGTAAAATACCAATAAAGAAACCAAAATTAAGAATAGGTAAAATAAAAAAGGCAAGATGATTAACACCTTGCCTTTACATCTAGTGATTATTTGTAAATATAACTTAATTCATTTGGACTCCATATTTGTTAATTGGAGTAATTATACCAATGCCCAAGAAATTTGAAACGATAATTTATTTAGAATTTCTTGACCACAGTTCCACATCTAATTTATGGCAATCAGAAGAAGAATTTAACCAAGATTGCGAAATAGAATTATGCAAAGCTATCGGATTTTTAGAAAAAGAGGACAATCTAGCTTTTTATGTATCTACAATGAAATCTAGGGGAGAAAAAGGCTCTGGACATGTGATTCTTAAATCTGCCTGTACCTATATTAAAAAAATACCTCAAAAAACCTTTTTTAAGAGCATAGAGCATGTAAATAAGGGAGTATTAATAGATACTCCCCTAAATATATAAAATACTCTGTAAACGCGTTAAAACGTTAAATTCCCCATATCTGCTTTCTTGCAGGTATGTTTTGTGCGTTCCACTCCCAAGAATCAAGATTTGGCTGATATAATAAAGCTACTTCTTCAATAGTGTTGCATTTTTGCAACATTGAAGCCATGCCTTTTATTTTATTATAGATTTCGATTTCGTGGTTATCATTAAAGAATAATTCTTCACAATGCCTTTTTGTAGGGGTGACTATATCCAAATGACAATGAACAGGCTTTTGGTATTTTTCTTCTAAAGCCTTTTTATAAATCCATTGTTGTAAATATTCGCTATTGCTCGGTTTAGACATTCTTGCTTTGGTCTTTAGATCGTATAGCCATAATTCATCATCAAGGTCAAAAAGAAAGTCCGTATAGCCAATAAAATTTATACCTAAAATCGATGTATTAATTTCTTCTTGATAACTAAGTAATTCGTAATTGCCTAACTGTTTAAGAAAGTTATCGCAGTTCTTATACATTTTAGGAATATATTCTAAATATTTATTAACCTTTTCTTGGTCGTGGTATTTGCAAAAATCTTCTTCGAAATGTAAAAGTACTTTATCCATATAAACATCTTTACGCATTAAAGAGTCATACAATAATTCTTCTACTACTTGACCTGCTCGCATAGCAGGATTAGTTCCTGTATCTACCTTATAAAGTTTATTCATGATAAATTGACAAGGGTAATTAGAAAAAGAATTTAACTTACTATAACTCATTGGCAGTAAATCAAATTTTTCAAAGACTGATTTATCTAACA